TATCCACAGATTATACAAGATGTAGAAAGAGATGAAGTAGCAAAGGTATTCCAAGAAGTTAAGAGCATTGCGATACAGGTTATCAAGAGTGAGACAGTCACTGTTTCATCTGGTAACAATCTAACACAGGTTATTGATCCTACAATCGTAGAAGATTGGGATGAAACTGAACTATTACCTAAGTGTGGTTCAGCTGTTGCTGCTGTTGACACATTGATGGACATACTTATCCAAGCAATCGGAACTGATGCTGGCGTAGGTAATCTCAATGGTATACAAAGAACAACACAAGACGGTCCTGATCCTGCATGGAATACTGCACTAAACATCACAGGAACAACTGCAACTTCTATCACAGTTAATGTTGGTGCATCTGAATCACAAGATCAGTATCCACATACATTTGTTTCTGCTATTGCTGGTGCAGTCGTATCTGGTGGTAACTATCCACATACATTTGTATCTGCAGCTGCTAACTCTGTTAATGTTGTTAATGGTTCACAACTAACACCAACTAACGCCACTTACAATGCTGTGACTGGTGACTTGGTATTGTACTTCGGTTCTGCACATGGCGTAAGCACTCTCAACACATTGTCTATTGACAATAACTCCTTAACATTCTCTTGTGGAATGGATGGTAATGCAACCACTAAGACATATCCTCGTGCTGGAACTGATCCACAGGCAGGACAGAATATGCCTGTACAGTCTGTAACTACTACTAGTATTACAGTCAACGTTGGCACATCACCTTTAGTTGAGTGGAATGTATCTAACGCAGTCTACAACACTGCAACTGGAGACTTAGCTTTAACAATTGGAGCACATGGTTTAACTACTGGTACATCAATCAAACTTAAGGAAGAGTCACTCATCTTTACATGTACTAAGGATCAGAACAAAACAACTCATGCATATCCTAGATCTGCTGGTAAGTACAGACCAAGTGCATATCAAGATGGCAACTGCTCTGATGTTCTTGCAACAGTCAACGCATTGGTTGATATCCTCACAGTATCTCTTAATGATGGTAATTTAGATGCTTTACCTCCACTAAACAATGGTGAATGGGATTGTGCTAACGTTCGTGGATCTATTGAAGTTCTATATGATATTCTTTTAGATGCAATCACTGGTGGAACTCTTGCTGGTCTACCTCCACTCAATACAGGTGACTTCACAATCAACAACGAAGCATCTAAGTGTTTCCGTGATGTCACATACATCGTTGATGCTATTGTTAATGACCTTAGACTTGGTGGTAATACTAACAGTATCCAAGCTGGTGAAGCATACTATGTTGGTAACAGTTTAGAATATATTGACGGGGAGAAGACAGAGACACTAGACGCATGGGATTATGTCGGACAGATGGCAACAGCTGCCATGAGAAACTTTGACGTTCTTGCATATAACTGTACAACAACTGCTGGTTCTGCCATCATTGATGTTAATGATACCCGTGGTATTATCATTGGTATGAGTGTCAAAGAATATGATGACAGTGATCCAACTAACCCAGCATATGTAAGTGGACTGTTACAGGATGGTGCTACTCAGGTAGTATCTAATATTCCAGCTGGTACATATGTCAAGAGAATTGTAAGTAATACACAGATTGAACTTGGTGTCAATGGTTCTAGATTGACTGAGGGTAATACAGTCAATGCTTTACAAACAAGCACAACAACAGAACTATACTTTGTATATGAGAAAGGTATCTGGGCGGACACATTACCAACAACTGTAGTTGTAGGACCTGAGAATGAAGGACCTGATGTTATTCAAGATACTTTAACTTCTCCATCTTATAGAGAGTGTTCTGGTACTGCTGATGCTATTGAAACTTTAGTTAGTGTTATCACAACCATTATTAACAGTGGTCTTGGAACAGTCACTAGGTCTGAACAAACAGTCAACACTGCACTTCTAGCATCTAGAGCTACAATATTCACGATTGATACTGGTGGTGGTGTTTCTAACCCACATAAGTTTGAAACTGGAACTCCAGTCAGACTTGTACCACGCCCTCGTTTTGATACTACAACCAGTAGTTATGTTGATGTTGATAAGCGTCTTGTTAGACTACCTAATGGATTTGAAACCAATAGAACATACTATGTAATTGCACCAGGCAGAAGCACTGCTGCAGGTGGTGAGGATTACTCTGGAACTACATTCTTCAATGGTAGTGATCAAACTAGATTGATGCTTGCAACATCTAAAGAGAATGCAGCTGCTGGTATCTACATCTATGCATCTGAGACAGATAGTATAGACAAGGATGTTGAAATTGATATCTACCAGTTCATTCTTGATGACAAGTATGATCTACATCAATACACATCATTCTTCAGTTCTACAGTCGCTAACGGTATTGAGACTGAAGTTCCTCATATATTTGATGTTCCAACAAACTCTCTGTCTTCTACAGAGGCACAAAAGGTATTCATCAGACCAGTTGAGGGAGCACGTTTACCATTAGTTGCTAACCAGTATCTTGCTCAAAACAATACAAACGTTGCAATTACTGACTCAAGTAACTCTGAGGTTGGTAGAATTAATCCTAGCACTGAGTTCTTTGTAAGATATCAGAACCCTAGAACGATTACACTTCATGAAACATATGCTGATGCTATTAATAATGCAAGTCCAATTGTATTTGCAGCTGGTCAGTCATCATTAGAGTTTAGTGTCTTTGCTAACAAACGTCGTTCACCAATGCGTTATGATCCTACATTCACTGATGCTGCTAGTCCTGATGGTAAGTGGTATATTCAGTGTAAGGATGAAGTCACTGGTGCAGTTGGTGGAAGTGAGAAAGATAATATCTTCTGGAGAATCAACGAATCTGATTACAGTGATAGACAAAGATCCACTGATATGTGGTATGAACGTCTCACAGATGATCGTGATAAGGATGAAAGAACATATAAGATTCGTTACGTTATTCCTAAGGATCTTGAAAACGCAAGAGATCCTATCAATGGTTTCGTTCTTAAGACTAGAACTGATGACACACGTAAGCTAGTACCACAGAAGGTATTATTGAAACCTGTTGTCGGTAATGTATATGGTGCTCGTTTTGAGAACCCAGTACAGTCAGGTGAGAATATTGGTTGGACAGAGAAACAAATCAAAGATGCTGGTCTTTCACTTAGTGCTGCTTATGATCCATATAAGAAAGATCAAACTGGTTCTGGCGTAGAGTATCGTGCATTTGCAAGATTTGCTTCTGGTATTCAAGCATCTATTCAGTCTGGTCGTTATGTAGAGGATACTCTAGATCCTTCAATCAAGTATCTAGAACTAACTGTATTTGACCATGCAGTAGATACTAAAAACTTCCCTGGCTTGAGAAATGAGACATTTACTACAGTCAAGATTACTGCTCCTCAAGGTGGTATCTTTGTAACAAGTAAAACAGATAATCAAGCAGGAGATCCAAACGCTGTTAGCTTTGCTGGTAATTCTTCTGGTCTTGCTAATATTCATGCATACTACAGTGTTGGTGGAGATTATTACATAATCATCAAAAATATTCGTGGTGGTACACTAGAGTACAGTGAGTTTGCAAATACTAGATTTACTCAAGGTAATGTCTTTGCTGACATGCTAGAGGATCAGGATATGGGCAAATCGTTACCTCTTAAGACCCAAATCGCAAAAAATAATCCCCAGTTTTTCTACAAGCAAAACGGCGCGAACGTTTACACCATCACACCTGGCGACAGAATACAAGATGACGCTGGTGTAGAATACTATGTTGATAGTGTTGATGATGTTGGTGTTATTGACGATACATTCTATATCTTTGGATACGAGACACTACAACAGAGAATTACTGGTCAACAGGATGGTATCTACTATATTACTGCACTTCGTGGTAATATCTCACCATTCCCAACTGGTGCTGGTATCACTAATAACTTTAAGAAGTTTAAGTTCTCACAACCAGTCGGTAAACTATATCCTCTCAACTTTAGAAATGATCCTCTATGGTTTAAGAACTCTGGTACGACTGCAGAAGAGAAAGCATACTACGCAGCTCTAATTGATCCTCCAGCAACATTCTCTGCTGCTGACAACTATATTCATGGTGCTGTAACTGTTAACGACTTTAAGAACTCTACAACCAAAGAAATGGTTCTAGATCTTACTGAGCAGTCTGCATTTGCTAATAACGATTATACTAATACAACTGTTGATTCTAGTGGAGCTATAATTGACAACAGAATTCAAGCAAAAGATGGTAATGCAACCTCTGGATCAGAAGATCGTCTTATCCCTATATCTGGTGATAACCAAGTTTATACTGATCAAAAGTATTATGTTGAACTGAGACGACCATCTATCGCAAGAGCAGGTAACCACACATTTGAATACCTTGGTTTCGGTCCAGGTAACTATTCAACTGGTCTACCAGCTAGACAGGAAGTTGTACTCACACCTGATGAAGACTTCTACGCACAGTCTAAGAAACAAGACGGTGGTATCGTATTCTACACTGGTATCAACTCACAAGGTGACTTGTATATTGGTAACAGAAGAATCAACGCTATTACTGGTGAAGAGACATTTATTGATAGAGCAACACTTGTAGATGACGGAGACGAGGATGATACAATTGGAGGTCTAGTTACTACATTTGATACTCCTGTAACATTTAACCAGAATATCACAATTGTTGGTGGTGACGGTGAGTTAGTCAATAGTATTGAATCTCCTGTATTGATCTCTGTACAAGATGAAGATTTAATTCAGCAACGTGACGTCCTAGTTATCAGATCAAATGTGACTGGCACTGATCCTGTAACTGGAGAAGAACAAGATGAATCTCTAGACAGAGTAGTATTTGTTCCAGCTGATGCTGGTGATATTAGACTTGGTAAGAACAGAATACAGTCTGCTATCTTCCAATTTAATGCTAGAGGAAATGGTCAAAGGTATATGTTCCAAACACATACCGTTGATGGTATTGCTTCTAACGTTACACCAAATATGTCACCTCTAGTTGCAAATGGTGGTTCTACACTCAATGCAATTCAGACTATCACATATGGTGGTGTTCTACCTTATCCTGGCGATGTATTACTCAAGGGTAGTGAAGTAGGTAAGAATGGATCTCTTGGTTGGATATTATCAAACTACTTTGAAGTAATACCAGCTAATCAGATCAAACAATTACAAACATTTGGTACTAACGTTATCAAACTTGTATTTGAACAAAATGGAGTTGGTATTGCTGTAAAAGATATCGGTGGTGGTATTACTGCTAGCTCTCAGATTAGAGTTAAGAATTACTATCTAGATACAAGATTTAATCTAACTTGGACAGTATACAATAATCCTAACGACCCATTTGTAAACACAAATAATTACGTTTATTTCCAAATTGCTAATCAAATTGCAGCGGACATTCAAGTATGGAACGGTGCAGGTGGTGTAGTTGAAGGTGCAGGATCTAACCCTGTTCCTACTATTGAGTTCTCTAACTCTAACTTCAAGGAAGTTGGTGTAATTGGTGCAGAGGCACTTAGAACAGATTCAGAGTTTATTGGTGATTACAAGTTAGGTATTAACACAGTCGCAAGAGCACCACATGATGCATATCAAAATGCATGGGTACATCCAGACGCTGATCCTCGTGCTAACTTAGATGTTGTTGGTACAGCATATATTAGTGGTAGAACAACTGGCGACTTCTTAGATCATACACAGTTTGCTGATCGTGATAAGACTGATGTTGACAATGCATTCTTAGTTGGTGGCGATAGTGCTAATCCAAATGATGAGTCAGTCTTACGTGTTGCAACTACAAACAGTGGTCGTGTTGGTATTAATGTTGACAATGCTAACTTAGACAGAGCTTTCGTTGTAGATGGTACATCTAGATTTACAGATGATGCTAAGTTTGAGCATGACATTGAAGTCAATGGTGATGATGGTGCTCTTGCTGAGGTAAGAACTTCTCAAACAACTGGACAAGTTAACTTGTTCAATGACAGCACATTTGTTGGTGGTGATAACACTGGTGGTTTACATATTGGTGGTTACTCCAAGACTATTAGAATTGGTGATTACAATACCAGTTCTACTCAATGGATCTATGTTGGTGATAAATCAACGGGTGATCAGTTTGTATACATCGCTAACACAGCTAATCACGCTAACGTCTTTATTGGTAACATTGCTCAAGACGCAGCAATTTCTAAGACAAAGATTGGTGGTGCATATGATCGTCTTGAGTCTCTATCTTTCGTTGACTTTGAAGTTAAGAGAGCTAAGTTTGCAGGTGATGTAACCTTTGGTTCATTCAAGCAACTTGGTGGAGATAGAACTAATCCTGAGCAAGTTGTAACCCTATCAACTGAAGCGGGTGTTGTTAGCTTCTTCTCTGGTAATACTCAGACAGTTGACTTTGCATTAAATGCTTCTGAAATTAACATCGCTGGTCAGGGTGGTACAACCACTATTAGAAACAGTCTTGAGGTTGATGGTGAAACCACATTCAATAGCAGTGTTAAACTCTGTGGTGGTACATCTTCCTTCTCCTTCGTTGGTGTTGGACAATCTCTAGGAACAACTGGAATCGCACATGCTTCTGGTGTTCTAGGACCTTCTACCTTTAATCAGAATGTTGACATTGTTAATGTTCTACAGGTAGTAGCTTCTGATCCAAATTACAACAGAATTGACACTGCTGGTTCTGCATCTTGGGGTGATGCAACATTCCAAGACATCAAGACTGGTGCAGGTCCTGAAGGAGCTGACCTACCAGCACTAACTGGTAAGCAATATTACTTACCACTACTAAACAATCCTGGCACTTACTTTGCTGAAGGTGATTACATATTACTTGATGCTCCTGTTGATGCAGGAACTGGTACTAGACCTGAGATTGTTCGTGTTGCAGTTGGTGGTTTATCAGGTGCAGAAAGTGCTCCATACTACTTGACTGTTGAGAGAGAACCACTTGGTTCATTTGCACCTCAGATTGATAATCATCCTGAGAATCCTACTACTAGAACTCCTGTTTACAAGTGTAACATTGCATTTGACGCAACATGGATTGAACAAGCTATTGATGGATCAAGAGATGCAACTAACGAAGAAAATGTTTACCTATCAACCTTTGGTGGTACACTACAAGTTGGTATTGACTATGTAATTGTTTCTCGTGAGGACACTAATGGAGACGGAGACTTCAATCAGGGTGAGGCATTTAAACTTGCTACATCACTAGAGGTCGTCAATAAGAAATTTGAGATTACCAATGGATGTCCTGGCGGTGATACTCTCTTCTCTATTGATAGTGTAACTGGTGAAACAATTATTGGTAATGATGGTGGTAGTGAGAATGGACAACTAACTGTTAATGGTTCATTTACATTCAAAGGTGGATGTAAGACAGCTTCGTCTACAACATTCACTGGTAGTGCACAAGCAACACTTAACGTAATCACTGCAGTTCCTTCAGTTGAGGGACTTGAGGTTGGAGATTATGTTGAACTTACTGGTGGCGGTGGTGCAGTCACACTTGAACAAAACAGATTCCCAGAAGATTCTGGAACTGTAAGATTAACTGATCCTCAGATCGTCAGCATTGTTGGTAGTACAGTCACACTTAACGTTCCATTTACAGGATCTGGTAGTGCAAGTAATATCACATTCACTGCAACTAGAGATGAGAAGTTTAGAATTACTGATAGAGTTCGTGACATCTTTACTGTTGATGGATGTTCTGGTGATACAGTAATTGGTAACCCAAGTGGTACAATCTTAGCATCTAGATCTCAATACGGAACTTCTGTTGCTTCACATACAGCTGGTGCTACAGTTTATACAATTCTTAAAGATCCTAAGGTAGACAACAGTATTGCTACAACATTCGTTAATACTGTTAGCACACTTAGCACTACAGTTACAGATATTCCTGTAGATGACATCACTAATTTTGAAAATGGTGACTTTATATTCGTAGGATTTGGATCTGGTGGAAATGAAGAGATCATGCAGATCAACGGAACTCCTCAAGCTGGTGCAGTCGCACCTGCAGGTATATTACCCGTTGCTCGTGTTGGATCTATAGCTAATGTTCCTGGCGCAGCATCAACACACAATGATGGTGAAACTGTATTCAGAATTCTATTCAGAGAGACTACACTTCTAACAAATGATATTGCTGGATCTGGATCTAATGCTGTTGAGATTGGATTGGAAAACAGTGATGTTGTTCCATTCTTCCTTGATCGTGAATATTGGTTAGTAATTGATAGTGAAATCTTCCTCGTAACTAGCAGCGTCACTAATGATGGTGGCACAACACTAGTTAAGAAAGATTATCATCATGGTAGATTAGATGTATATGATGATGTTAAGTTTATTGGTTCTAACTTTGAGATCACTGGTACAGATAACAACGTACCTATCCTTAAGTTAACTAACAACGAAGAACATCACTTTGAGGGTGGTGCACTTGATATCAACGCTGCTACTGATGTTAGTGGTAACCTTAGAGTATTCCCATCTAAGTGTGTTGAGGATCCTGATGCTATCCAGTTTACTAACAAATCATTTACTCCAACATTCAGAGTTGAATCTGAGTTTGGTGACACATTTGTTGGTCGTCTACTTGATGTAGCTGGTATTGCTGGAACTAACCCAACTAATTCACAACCAATTCTTGATGTTAGAAATCTAGGTGTTAATGGTGCTAATAGCTTTACCATTATGCAAGATGGATCCATTGATGCATTCAGTTACAAGGGATTCAAGAACAAGAACGGTGGACATATTACTAAGTTCCTCAACGCAGATTCTACTCTGTCTGTCAATATAAATTATATTGTAGCGGTAGCTCCTTCTACTGGTGCTCTTGTGCTTACACTTCCAAGTAATCCTGAGACAGGAGACTGCATCAGATTTACTGAAGTTGCAGGATCATTGACTTACAACAACTCACTTGTAATTCGTGCTCCAATCGTTGGTGGTGAACCAGTAGCACTTCAAGGAGATACTTCTGGAACTAAGTTGGGTGGTTTATCCACACCATATGGATCTGGTGAACTGGTTGTACAAAACAGAAATGCATCCTTCGGACTCATTTATGTTGGACAAACAGATGGTGATAACTTTATTCCTGCTGTCTATCAAGGTTGGTGGTTAACTGAACTATAATGGCATTCTACAACAGACTAAAAACTATGAAGTCCGCACCCATAGGCACTATCATGCCTTGGGGTGGACAGTCTAGTAGTGGTAACAATCCTAATAATATTCCTACGGGGTGGATTGCTTGTGATGGTAGAACCTTTGAAGCTAATGATTATCCTTTGTTAGCATCTATGATTGGAAATACATATGGTCCTACTGACAATGCAATTGTTGGAAACTTTCCTGATTTTGAAGATGGAGATACTTTTAGAGTTCCTAACATGAATGGTAGGTCAATGGTTGACCTTGAAAAATCATATCTACTTGATAGTAAATATCAGTTTGGACAATCAGACGCCTATGATGTGATTGGAGATTTAGTTGAAGGTGATGGTACAACTGTTACTCCTCCAACTATCTACAGTGCTGACACGGATCTACAATTTCAATTAGATCCAATTGACACTATGGCAGGAAAAATTCAAAATATTAACTTGAATGATCCTACATGGTCTAAAACATATTATACTATTGGAAGAAAATTAGGTATTGATCATACGCCAGGTCATAAACACAAAGGACAATATACAACGGCGTTTCCTAGTGGTAAGTATGTTCAGGTATTTCAGGCAGCAGTAGCTGAAACAACTGGTAATCCAAACTATGAGTCTGCAAACTTAACTGGTACTACTAATAGTGATACTGCAGACCAGTGGCCAGCAGGATTTGGTTCATTAACATACTATGATGAAAATACTTTAGTATTAACAAACGAATCAAAATCTTTTACACAACAAGAGATTCCAATTGCAGGATCAACAAGAACTATTCCTGGTCACGGTGCATATACCTCAGCATTTTCTGATTCATATAATTATCAACATTATATGAAACAACACACTGGTGTATTTCCTCCTCCTGTAAATATTTTTGGTAGATCAAACTATTACAATGGAGATGTTAATCAAACATATCCAACTAACCTTAGTCATATTGGAGAAGATTTTACTGATGCAACTTTAGCATCACATAATCATTTCAGTTTTGATATTACTATGAATATTGGTGGTCTTAGAATTCCTCCAAATATTGCTGTAAATAACGTACAATCTTATACAGTTAACGTTCAAGACATACCAGATGCGTTAAATATTCTTATGGACAATCAAACACCATCACAAACTGTGATAATGATTATCAGAGCTTACTAAAATGGCAGTCTTTTTAAATCAAGAAAGAACCAAGATAGGAACAACAACAGGAACGTTGATTGCTTTTCCTCAAGAGTTGGAAGTAAATGATCCAAATGTAGGAAATAGTTTACAATTATTACCAGCTGGTTATTTAAGATGTGATGGTAGCATTTATAACTCAGCAGTTTATCCAGCATTGGCAGAAATTCTTGGAACGGGTGAAGAATGCACATTTAGACAAACAGGAGTAACATTAACAGTTGATCAATTCCAAGTACCAGATTTAAGATCCAAATTTATTAGAGCTAGTTCTGCATCTGATCAAGGTGTCATCAATGATGCTACAGTTACCAATGTTTCTGGTCAAACTGTTGACAGATCTGGTGTTGGTGTTACTGTCTCAAGTAATGTGGGATCTGTTGCAACAGTTGACATGACAGGACAGTTCAGAGTTCCTCCTAGAACTGTCAATCTTACAGGTAATGTTGGTTTTACCAAACCTAGAAACCCAGACGAAGAGGTTGTTCCTGCTAATGCTTTTCAACCACACATGCACTATAGTACAACATTTAGATGTAGAACTATTAGGCGTGCTGGTAGTGATGTATTTGAATTAAATTATTACACAAACGCATCTACTATCGGTGTAGTTAATTGGTATGATAATACTGATGCTGCAGCTGGTGAGGGTAATGATGGAAGACAACCTGCATGTTTACATTATGCACAGTCTGAAGTATGGAATACTGGTGCTTATGTTCCATCTGGAACATTCTTAGGATCTGGTGCAACTTTTGAATATTATGGTATTTGTAAGGGAACTTGTGGTGGATTTATTACCAGTTGTTTGATTCCTACTGGTAGGACTATGGCTATGAGTACTACTCCAGAAGGTCCTTGTAAACAAACATATATTATAAATCTTTTTCTTATTACTATTACTATAGGACCTGTTAACATGGAGTGTGCAGGTACTAGTCGTGAATTACCTGCTAACTACATTGAAGGTGCTGATGGAGTTGGTAATGATAATATTCCTACCGCAGCAGCTACTCCTGGCGGTGTTCTACAATCATTTGCTTTGTTTGAACAGTTAGATGTTGACCCAGATGCATTTATCAATAAAGGTTTAGGACAGTGGGCGTATGCAGAATATGGCAGTACTTTATGGAGCACCTTAGATGATTTTGTCACAGGTGAAGTTGATATGGTTGGTGGATCTGGATCTGGAATGAGATTAACTGTTAGATTTGAGGCGTGGCCAGGTGATGGTGGACTTCCAACTAACACAAGGTATAGAGTTGTTGCTGTTGTAAATGGTGGCACTGGATATGCTGCTGGTAATATCCTTACATTTCCTGACATAGGAACATATAATCTTAGTGCTGGTAGCACTGCATTTAGATTACAAGTAAATACTACATCTTTTGGTATTAATGCAGAGGACGCTGCAGCATATCCCCACAACACATCTTTACATGATGTTTTACCTCTTGATACCAATGTGGATAATCCTAATCCAGATCAAGCAGCATATCCTCAAGTTTCAAATATTGTTGAGACTACAGATTCATTTGATTATCCAGAGGATCCCACATCCCACACACATACTATAAATTATACAACTGGACTTACTAACTATAAGTTAAATATACCAGAGACATTTATTTCTACTGAGGGAATGAGTGCTTCCATTAGTGTTCAACCAGAAAGCGACACTAAGATTGATAATTTAATAGCTCCTTTTATTATGGTAGATTACTTAATCAAAACCTAAAATGTCAGAAAGAAACGTACGTACCAATTTTCTAACAGATAAAGCAACATTTGGTAACTCTACTTTACCAATTGGTGCTGTCGTGCCTATCTTTAAGGCAACTGATGATAAAGTCACTGATAATGGTGTAGTAGATGTTAATGGTTTAGGATCAGTTGTTTCTGGTGCTGGCGGTGGTACTGGATACGTGACTGATTTGTCAGGCACTAGTGGTTATCCTACAACTCCAATAACTGCTGATATTCCAGCAACAGCATTTGAAGAAGGAACAGATAATGTAATCATAAATAATCATCCTTTTGTTGAGGGTGATAGTCTAACAGTAATTGAATCAACTCAAGCTCCTAGCAAACTTACATTGGGAGCATCAATTGACTCATTTACCATTGGTGGTGGAGGTGGCACTAATTATACTGCTGCACCACTTGTACAGGTAACTGATGCTGGTAGTGGTCCTACCAAAGCTGGAGTGTTTGGTGCAGTCATTGATACTACTACAGGAAAGGTCACTGGAATAGATGTTATTGATGGTGGTGCTGGATATCAATTTCCTGTAGTTACTCTAGTTGGTGGAGGTGGTACAGGTGCTACAGCTACAGCAACATTATCAGCAAACGGTGTTGGTGGTGTTATAGTTGA